ATATACTGGAAATAATGATAAATTTATGCAAGAACTGTATGAGTTAGGAGCTTCTAGGAATGGTATGTAGTGGCACGAATTGTAGAGACTTTTTGGAAGCGAATATGATAAAATTTTATAGAATATTAGACCAAATTCTATGAAACAAGGTGGTATTCTAGAAATGTTATTTATTTAATAGATAATAATAAATATAGTATGTATAAAGTTTATACTGATGGAGCCTATTCCCCACGAAAAGACGTTGGTGGAATAGGTTTTGTTATTTTAAATGACAAAGGTAGTTTAGTAGCAGAATTTAATAAATCTTATACTAATACTACTAATCAAAGAATGGAACAGATGGCTGTTCTAAAAGCTTTAATGTCTATTACAGTTCCTTCTGATATTGAAGTATATTCTGATTCTGCATATGTTGTCGAAACATATAACAGTAATTGGAAACGTAATTGTAATAAAGACTTATGGGAAAAATTAGATGTTATTATATCTTTTCATAAATCTGTAAAATTTATTCATGTTAGAGGTCACAATGGTGATGATTTAAATGAAAGATGTGATAAAAATGCGAAAGCGGCTATAGAAAGATCAAGTTACGAAAAATCTAATGTGTTTAAATTATAGTTAACAATTGTTAAAAGTATTGTATAACTAATTAATTTATAGTACCTTTGTATAACTATAAATAAATTATGTTTAATGTATGAAATTTTTCGAAAGTAAAAGAAATTTAACTATCTTATTTGTAACCCTAATAATTCTAGTACTTGGAATTTGGATATATAGATGTAAAACACAACCAATATTTACAGATCCTTATAAAGATTTAATTGAAAAGATTGATTCTTTAAATAATAAGATAGATTCTCTTGAAATTCAGAGAGATACTATAAATAATTAGATTAACTTATCAAAGGAAAAAGTAATCTATATTAAAACTGAATATGAAAAGGATCGTAATATTATTCTTAATCAATCTATTTCTGACGACTGCGATTTTTTCTCAAAATATATCTTATCCGAGACAAATTAGTGATTCTACAGTAGAAATTACTTCTAAACAATTAAAAAATGCTAATTTAATATTTATAGAGCATAAATCTTTAAAAGAAGAAAATAAAGAACTAAATATCCAAGTACAGAAGTATCAAGATTTAGTTAATAATTTTTCTAAACAAGATTCTATAAATAAATTAAAAATCCATGAACTAACTGAATATTCTAAATTTGCTAATGATCAGATTATTATAAAAGATAATCAGATAAATAAGTTAAGCAAGAAAAAAGATAGATATAAAGTTTTAAGTATTTGTGGAATTTCAATTAGTGTTTTGTCTGTTTTAGGAATAATTTTAATGAGTAGATGAAACGAAATGACAAAAAGGAAAGAGATTCTGGAGGAATAATTTATAAATACCCAAATAGAGATTGCAAAGAATGTTTAAATTATCCATGTTTTTATGGTATAGATAATTTATCATGTAATTTTGCAAAATACGGTTGTCAGCAATATGAAGAAAGTGTTAAGAGCTAAGTTAATAACTCTTCAAAATGAAATAGATGATTATACTACTTATGTATTTCAAAATCTTGAAGCTCAAGTGACCTCTGAAAAGTATATTATGTGTACTAGATTTCCGAATTGGAAAACTGATACTATTAATATAGGAGATGAAGGGTTTTTAGAATATAATGAAGTAGTAGCTGGTGATGATTATTGGTATGATTATCATAACTATATGTTAGTACCTTATAAATATACTAATAATCATTTTGTTAATTTTATTAAAGATAAAAAGCCAATAAAAGAAGAGATAATACTATGAGAAAGTAAATAAATTTATTTATATATGATAGAAGAAAGATATAAAGAAGCATTGGAGAAAAAGAAAAATGATATAAAAACTTTTATTTGGAAAGGAAAGAAAATTATAAAGAATGGAGAAATCTATCAAGATGAAAAACGTCTTATAGATTGCACTGATGAAGAATTAAAAGAATTTTATAATCACTGTGAATCTATGCTTTATAATAATTCGAAAGATAATCCTGGAAGATACTCTGTATTAGAGCTAATACAGGATCAAATTACAAAATGCAATGCTGAATTATTTACTAGATGGTTGGAAACCTCTAAGAAAACTCCAAAGTTTGTATTTGTACAAGCTTTAAGAGAGTTCCTAAATAATAATCCTCAGATAAATCCTAAAGAAGAAGTTGTATCTGATGTAGTTGGAGATTGTGCAAGAGAGTTTCAAGATATAAAAATAAGTACAGCTCTTGATGCTTGTTTAGATACTCTTGGAAAATTTTCTAAAAGTCATATTACTCTTTCATTCTTATTAAAGCAAGGAGTTTATCTTACAGAAGATGATTTGAAAAATATTCCCAAAAATGCTAATAAAATAGAGTATGTAAGAGGATATTTGGATTTAAAACCAAATATAAATATTTATATAAGTTCTAAAGGACTTACTTTAGACCAAATGAAAGCAATGATTACTTTACGTAATCGTAAATATTCTGAACTTACAACAACTCAATTAGAAACTCTAAGAAATAGGATTTTATTTGCTCTTGAGGACGATGTTAGGACTCATATTAAACAATGGGAAGAGAGAGAAAGACAGATAAAACTTGTTCTTGAATCTAGAGGTATTACTATATAATGTCTACTAGTCTCTATGATGAAACTTCCTCTAGAAGTATCAGACAAAAGACTTGTGTAGATAACTGGGTAAAAAATAAATGTATTGGTACAATAGTAGCTGCAACTGGATTTGGAAAGACTAATATAGGACTTATGGCTATAAAAAGATTTTTAGCAAAAAATCCTAATAGAAAAGTTCTCATAGTAGTTCCAAGTGATCCTATAAAAATACAATGGCAAGAAAAACTGAATGATTGGAGTCTACAAGCTGAGGTATTAACTATGTACATGACTTCTCATTTAAAATATAAATGTGACTTATTAGTTATAGATGAATTACACAAAGTTGCAGCTCCTACTCTTTATTCTACATTTGAAAATGTAAATTATAAAATTATACTAGGATTAACAGCTACTTTTGAAAGGCTTGATGGAAGAGATATTCTACTTTCTAAACATGCCCCTGTTGTAGATGAAGTAACTATTACAGAATCTATTCAAAATAATTGGCTAAGCGATTATAGAGAATACTTAGTATTAATTGAACCAGATGATATAGAAGAATATCAAAAAATAAATAAAGAATTTATAGAACATTTTTCATTCTTTGGGTATAATTTTGGATTGGCTATGAAAATGGCTACAGACTGGAAAGCCCGAGCAAATTTAGCAAAACAAAAATGTTCTGGGGATGATTTTAAAGATGTAAATAAACAAATACTTATTCATGCAATGGGTTTTAGTAGAACTCTTCAAGCAAGAAAAAAATATATTAATAATCATCCTAAAAAGATAGAACTTACTAACTTAATTTTAGAGCATAGACAAAATAAAAAGTGTATTACATTTAGTGCAACTATTTCTATGGCAGAAAAAATTAAATATGGTAAAGTATATTCTGGTAAAGATTCTGTTAAAAAAGGACGTATTACTCTTGCTGAATTTATAAATCAAAATAAAGGAGTAGTAAATAGTATATATAAGTTAAATGAAGGATTTAACGATCCATCGTTATCTGTAGCAATAATATTAGGAATGAATAGTAGTAAGACTGTAAAAAAACAACGTCTTGGTAGAGTATTAAGGCACCAAGAAGGTAAAACAGTTGAAATATTTAATCTAGTTTTAAAAGGTACTGTTGAAGAACAATGGTTTGCTAATAGTGTTGGTTCAGATAAATATATAACAATCGATGAAAATAATTTACATTTATTATTAGAAGGCAAATTGCCAACTATAAAAAAGAATAGAGAGACCAAAATGATGTTTAGATTTTAAAGTAGGTTATATGAGCACTTACTTTTTAATCAGTATGATATGGCACGTCTGAGAAGATACTAAGCCATATACAGTTAAATAGATTTAGCTCTTAAAGTTTTAAATTTATTTAATTGGAACCTTATATAGAAACAAAAATAAAATTAATGGCAAAATATGATCTTACTGCTGAGGAATTATTTGTTATTGATTTATTATTTCTTGCTAGCGCAGAAGAAAGACATCCAGAATTCTTATATGAATATGTTTCAAATTCCAAGATACATCTTAGAGAAGTACTATTTTCTTTACAAGAAAAAGGTATAATTCTAAAATCTTGGAAGCTTCCGAATTCTGGAGAACGATTTGACCCAGAAACAGTTGTATTTAATAAAAACTTTCTAAATAATTATAGAAAATATAGTGCAGAACTAGGTATAGAGTTCTTTTCAGTTTATCCAAGTATTTGTATTATAAATGGTGTAGAAGCTCCTTTAAAGAACTTTGCTAAGAAATTTAATTCAGAAGAAGAATTTTATTATGCTTATGGAAAGTCTATAGGATGGAATCCTGAAACTCATAAAAAAGTATTAGAATTAGTACAATGGGCTAAGGATAATAATTGTCGTTTAATTAATATGAATATTTGCGATTTTGTTATATCTAAAATGTGGCAAAGTATTCAAGAATTAAAAGATGGAGGAGGTACTATAACATTTGATAATATGCAGACTATATGATTAGTGGAAAAGAAAAATTCTTTAGTTTAGTTGAAAAAGGCCGAGACGGTTTAAATGTAGGATTACCTATAGGTCTACCTAAAATGGAGTTATATACTGATGGATTACTTCCAGAAGTATCATATTTAATAGCTGCTCAAAGTGGTGTAGGTAAAACTACTTTTATGTTACATTCATTTATATACAAACCATTGATGGCGTATCTAGAAGGAAGAGCTACAATAAGAGATCCTCACTGGATAATGTTTAATCTTGAAATGACTCAAGAACAAATATATGCAAAACTTATATCTATGTATATATATGATAAATTTGGAATAGAGTTAACTTTCAAAGAGTTATTTTCTAGAGGAGAAGATACTCGATTATCTGATGAGCATTTTGAACTAGTAAAATCTTGTGAAGAATTTCTAGATATTTTAGATTCTAGAATAATTTTTCATGAAGAATCTCTTAATGCTGAGAAATATGAAAAAACTCTAAGGAAAGATTTAGAAAAATTCGGCACTTTTACTTCTAATGATACATTTATGCCTAATAATGATAATCAAGTTATAGGTGTAATTATAGATCATATGAGTTTAATTAGAGCTAGACCTGGTAAAAATAAAAAGGAAGAAATGGATGAAATATCTTCCTGTTCTGTAAGATTTAGAAATAAGTATCATATAATAAGTCCTATTCATGTTATGCAATTTAATAGGAATGCTAATAACTCAGAAAGACTAAGACAAGGACAGCAAGAACCTGATTCTTCTGATTTTAAGGATTCTGGTTCTATGTATGAAGATAGTCAAGTTGTATTCGCCTTGCATTCTCCTATTAAATTTAAACAGTCAAATTATAGAGGATATAATATAAAAGCACTTGGTCATAATTTTGTGTCTTGTATATTATTAAAATCAAGATTTGGATTATCTGATATAATTGATGGATTAGGTTATTATGGTAATTGTGGTATTTTTAGAGAGTTGCCTAAAAGTGATGATATTGTAGATTATGAAAGATATTTAACTCCCTCATGGGAATTAGAATCTAAACCAAAATCAGATACTCATAAAGTAAATTTTAATTTATAATTTAATGGATTTACCCTTAAATAAATTACCTAAAGTAACACAAGATCCAAAAAATTTAATATTATATGGAGTTCCTAAAATTGGAAAGACATCTTTGCTATCAACATTAGAAAATAATCTTATTGTGGACTTTGAAGATGGCTCTGACTATGTAGAGGCATTAAAAATTAAAGTTCATAGTGTAAAAGATATTAATGAATTATGTAAAGCTATAAAAGATGCCAATTATCCATATAAGTTTATTACTATAGATACTATAACTGCACTAGAAGAGTTTGCTAAACCTTTAGCATTAAAAATGTTAAGAAATTCTCCTTTAGGATCCAATTTTATAGGTGATGACGTTCTTCAAGCTCCTCATGGTGCTGGATACGGTTTCTTAAGAGACGCCATTCAAAAGATAATTGAAAAACTTAGTAGCTGTGCTCCTAACTTAATACTTGTTGGGCATGTTAAAGATAAAGCTATTATTTCTATGGGAGAAAGTCAAGATACTAATATAAAGGAACTTGACTTAACTGGAAAAACTGGTCGAATATTAGCTGCAAAAAGCGATGCTATTGGATTCGTATATAGAGATAAAGATAGCAATTTATGTATAAATTTTGAAACAAATGGAGAAGCAACCGCAGGAGCTAGGCCAGAGCATCTAGCCAATAAAAGAATTGTAGTCGCTGAAAGGCAAAAAGATGGTTCTTTTATTTCTTGCTGGGATCGTATTTATCCATCTTTAAAAGATAAACAATAATGAAATTTAAGGTCGAACTTATTATAAATCTTGATGAGACATCAGGTAAGTTCAAGATTGAATCTAATAATATATCTATAATAGATATACCAAATCCACAAAGTGGACCTATAGCTACCTTAGAAAAGAATAAAATATCTTTTAATAAGGAAGCTCTTAAATTTCTAAATAAAGCTGAAGGAGATCGTATTGGAATAGATTATAGCGTTTTATCTGATGGTTTACTTCATCCTGTAATTAATTTAGATGAAGGTAATAAAATTACTAAATCTGGAACTGTTAGTTGTAGAGGCACCTCTAATGAAGTATTGTCTAAATATGGTACAGAATTTGTAATTGAAAATCTTGATGATAAGTTCATATTAACAAATGCTAAATTTAAACAATTACATAAAGAAGAAGATCCTAATATAAAACTTCCTTCTATAGAGGAAGAAGTTGATATGGGATCTTTTGAAAGTGTAGATGATCTCCTAGAAGAATTAGATGATTCAGTGTCTACTCCAGAGCATAAAGATTTCTTTGAAGTAGATAATGCTGATACAGAATTAAAAGATATTGATTTTACATCACTAATTGAATAAAATTTATGAATTTTAATTTAACAGGTACTACTGGAGCTGCAAGTTCCCACATAAAAGCTTTTGAAATTTCTAAAGTTACTTTTGAAGGAATAGAATCCAAATCAGGAACTTCTAAAAATGGAAGAGAGTGGAAAGCTTTTCAGTTAAATTTTAAGGGAGATGGTTGGACATTTAGTCCAATGTTCTTTTGTCCAACTGAGGATGGAGAGAAAAGAGTAAGTGGAGAAACTGATGGAAGAAAATGGGAACTTCCTTCATCTATGGAAGATCTTATCCATAATGTAGCTCACTTTATGTTTAATATATCTCCAGAAGGATTTGAAAAAATTAAAGGAAAATTAAGTCTTGAACTTCCTAAAGAATTTGACAAACTTGTTGAAATTTTAACAAAAGCCACCAAGAATTCTGTAGGTAAAGAATTTTATATAAAAACAGTAGCAAATAATCAAGGATTTGCTAATCTTCCTAGATCAGTGAAAATTAATTCAAAAACTGGAGAGTCTTTCTTCTCTAATAATTGGATTGCTACTGATCCTAAGAATTTATCATTTACTGCTGCTGAATTAAAGAATAAGGCAGCTTTTGAGAATATGAAACCTTCTTCTATGGATAAAGACGATGATATAGAAGAAGATACCACTACTGATACTGGAGATTTGGAACTTGATGATCTTTAATAATTGGAGTAGATGCCTATTTTTAAAATAGAGCCTACAATTACTAAAGAATTTTTATTAAGTAAAAATACTCAAGAGACTTATCTAAACTATTATTTAGGAGTTCCTGTAAAGAAAGGTTTATTTGTTTCTCCTCTAAGAAATGATAAAAGACCTACTTGTGCTTTTTATACAAATAAAAAGGGTGATATTATTTTTAAAGATTTTGGATCTGATATGTGTGGAAATTTTATTAACGTCGTAATGATGAAATATGATTGTTCATACTATCAAGCTTTAAGGATAATTGCTAATGATTTTGGATATATAAAAACATCAGCACCTAGAAACCCTAAACCAATAAAAGTATGTGAAGAAGAATTTAAAGAAACACAGGAAGCTGTAATTCAAGTTAAATTAAAAAACTTCACTACAGCAGAACTCAATTGGTGGTTTAATTATGGCGTCACAGAGGAAATTCTAAAGAAATTTAGAATTTTCTCTTGTGAAGCTGTATTTCTAAATGGTAATATATTTACAATCTCTAATTCTAAACATCCTATTTTTGGGTATTATAGAGGAAAAAACTCAAATGGGAATGAATTATGGAGAGTGTATTTACCTAAACACAGACAAAGAGAGCCTAAATTTATATCAAATTGGAGATCTACTATGCTTCAGGGTGCGAAACAACTACCTAAAACTGGAGATTTATTAGTTATCACTAAATCTTTAAAGGATGTAGCTTGCTTATATTCTCTAGGTATTACAGCAGTTGCACCTAATTCTGAGAAATTATTTATAACTCCAAAACAGTTTGAAATTCTTAGTAAAAGATTTAATAAAATTGTTATATTTTATGATAATGATCTTACAGGTATTCAAAATATGAATAAGTTCAGAAAACAATTTAAAATTGATGCATTTTGGATTCCTAGAAAATATGAAGTAAAAGATATCTCTGATTTCTATAAAAAATATGGGCGGGATAAAACTCTAGAATTAATTAACTATGCCAAAGAAAAAGCAAATTACAAATAAAGACTAGTTACCTTCTGAAAGTTCAGCGAATAGAAGTAGTATTGGAAAAAGAAATAGAAGAAAAGGAAATAGATTTGAATTAGAGGTAGTTAATAAGTTAAAAGATTCAGGATATCCTGGATGTAGGTCTAGTAGATCTATTAATAAAGCTGCCGATGCTAATAAAATAGATATTATAGATGAAAATAATGAATTACCTTGTAATATTCAAACTAAAAATACTATTTCTACCCCTAGATACTTTTCTATTAGAGATGCTTGTACAGATAAATCAAAGCCTTTCTGCGTAGTTTGGAAGAAGACTGGCGTAGGAGGACATAATAGTCAAGGTACTGTAGCTATTATACCATTTGACTTTTTCTTAGATTTACTTAAAAATAATAAAAAATGAGCGTATATTTATTACCAATTTATGAGTCCAATACAGGTCCTTATATTATAGATGTAAAAGCTGAAAACGGTCAAGATGCTATAAATAAACTTGTTCAAGAGGTAAAAGATATTTATAATTTACCTAAACATATTAATAGTATTAGTGACCTTGACGAATATATAACTACACAATATACGGAAGGAGTTCTTATAATAGGAGAAATTTATAATGTAAATGACTTTAAAGGTTAATTATTCATGTTACGTATAGGTTTAGATATAGATGATTGTCTTTGTGAATGGTGGGAGTCATACTGTTTATATTATAAAACAGATAGAAATCCTAGACATTTAAAAGAAAATCAGATGACAAAGAATGTTGTAAGAGATTTAAAATTTAACAGAAATTTTTGGTTAAGTCTTCCAGTAAAAAATACATTAGATTTTACACCAGTATTATATTGTACTGCTCGTGTAAATAATAAAGCATGGTCAAAAATATGGCTAAGGAATAATGGATTTCCTAAAAGTCCTGTTTATCAAGTATATGGTCATAAAGTAGATAAATCTAGAATGATAAAAGGCAAAGTAGATGTTTTTGTAGATGATAGTATTCATAATATGATTACACTTAATCTTGCAGGCATTCCATGTTTACTTTATGATACTCCTAGAAATCAAGAATGGGGAAATATTGGAAGAATTAAATCTCTTGATTATGAAACTATTGAATCTGCCTATAGGGAATTTATGAATAATCATTTTTATAATTTTGAAAATATAATTAAATGATAAAAATAGAACTAATTCCAAATAGCATCCAATATATAGAAATGGATGATGATAGATATTTTTCTGATGAGTTCTCACATTGTATTAGTAATTCTAAACTTAGTTTAATAAATCCAGAGCAAGGAGGTTCAAAAGAAAAATATTTAAAAGGACTCGGTAAAAGTTGCTCTGATAGTTTAGTATTTGGAAGTGCTGTACATGAACTAGTATTACAACCAGATGATTTCTATTTAGAAGATAGTGTAGATAGACCTACTAGTAAGTTAGGATTTGTAGCAGATGATTTATATAAAAAGTATTCTGTAAATGGAACTATTACTAAGAAAGATGTTATAGAAACCTGTAAAACTATAGGATATTATGCAAATACTATAGAAAATAATGAGGATAAAATATCTTTTGTAATAGATTCTTGTTTACCTTATATTATAGAAAGATATAATATTGAAAAAGACTCTGAAACTATTCCTATATTTTTGGATGAAAAAGGTAGAATAAAATGTCTTGATTGCGTTAATAAAGTGCAAGGGGACGCAACTATTCAGAAACTATTACATCCAGAAGATTCTATTTCAATAAATGAAGCTGCTTTATTTATTAATTTTAGAGCAACTGATACTGAAACTGGAAAATCTGTAGTTCTTAGAATAAAAGGTAAACTCGATAATTTTACTATAAATAATAAGAATGAAAAAATAGTACTAAATGACTTAAAAACTACGGGGCATTTATTGAAAGATTTTGCAGGAAGCTTTAAGAGATTTCATTATGCTAGACAAATGGCAATATATATTCTGATGTTGAAAGAATTTGCTAGAAAATATCATTTTATAAAGGTTCCTTCTAGCATAACTGCTAACATGTTAGTAGTGAGTACTATTGCAGGATATTTTACAGGTGTTTATAAAGTAACTAAAGAGGAAATTGAAGAAGGTTTTAAAGAATTTATGGCCTTATTAAAATTAGTTGCAGAAATAGAATTAGCAAAAATATAAATTATGGATACTTGGCAACCTAGTTATGAAGAATTAAGAGTAATTTATCAAGAATATTTTTCAATGAAATACGCTTGTTCTATGGAAGATAAATTAGCTCTTATAGGTTTAATAGGATATCTAACTGCTAAACTTAGATTAAAACATCCTGACATAACGTGTTGGGAAGTAATATCAAAAATTGCTTTTAAAGATGGTACATATACTGATGAATATGTACAAAGTTTAAGAGGTTTATCTATAATATGTGAAGATTTTATGTATGGAGTAACTAAATTTCCTAAATTTGGCTTTGAAAATGATAAGGATATCATAAAAAAAGTAAAAGAAATTTTAGATACTTGGGTACCATTTTAATTTGTTAATTAAAAATTTTTTAGTATCTTTGCATAAAATCTTTAAATAAATGAATTAATAAGTTATGGCAAATTTTAGAACAATTGAAATTGAAGCCTATTCTGCACAAGAAGCGCAGATTCAAGGCCCCTTTGAAGCCTATTCTGTAGGCGCAAATTGCACTCAAGCTTGGAAAAAAGCTGGATGCCCTACTGATCCCGAAGCTCTAAACGAGTTTATGGAAGCTCAGTTGAAAAAGAAAACTGATTTTAGACCTGGAGTAGGTCTATTTATAGCCTTAAAGAATGGTTATAAGAATAAGAGTACTCGTCCATATAAGTACTCAAATGTTAAAATGCCTAGTTATCAAAAATGGCAAAAACAGTATTTATTAGTAGATGGAAATGGTAAAATTCTAGAAATTGTACCTAGTAGTAAAAGAAGTGATGCAGTAAAAGCTGCTCGTGAAATCTACTTAAAGGGTTTTGATGGCAATATTGACATTAAAGCTATAAAAGCTCCAACTAAAAATATTGTTAGTAGGTTCGAGTACAAACCTTCAAAAGGTACTCAATTAGGAAAATATCTACTATTCGGAACAGTTGGCTCTTTAGAAGAAGAGTGAGATTGATGGGAAGATCACCCCTAGATGGGATATCTGGGGGTGATTTTTATATTAGATCATAGTATTCTTAAAATAGATATTAATTTTATTAAAAGTGAGATCCGCCTAGTCTAAGGAATAACTCACTATAATTTAAATAATATATGACAAAAGAAGAAAAAGATCTGTGTACTAGTAAAATAGGATGGTGTCCTGATGAAGGAATAAAACCTACTCCTGATATGTTAAAGATACCAAAAGAAATGTATTTACAAGTTAGAATAAATGACTTAATACATAATAAAACTAATGGGAAAATAGACCTTAGTGATTCCCCATTATATTCTGATGGTATGAATGTAATAAAAACTATAGACGGTAGAAAATTATATAATATAATAGTAGAATATAAGCAAGGAAAAGATGGTAATTTTGAAGATGCTTTAGTTTTATATGACACACTCTCTCAAATTTTATATTATTATTTTGCATCTTGTAATATAAATAACTATATACCAAGAAGACCTAAACAAGCTTGTTTAATTTTAATATCTGATAAATATGTCTGCAGTATAAACACTTGTGATATTCAAGATATGCTTGAAGAATTAAAACCAATATATTTACAAGCATATTGGTCAAGAGAATTAAGTGCCTCAAAAATAAAAAGGTCAGAATTTATGCCTCAAATACAAGACATATTTATTAAATATAATATACAAAATAAAATATCCTTTAGTAAAACTCTAGACACAGATTTTGCAGATATAATAGTAAACTCTGTAATAAAATTTACAATTTAGTGGATATTAATATAGAAGAATTGTTGGAAGGTAAACCGACAATTATAGGGAAAAAAGCTTATTTTAAAACTTCAGATTATGTACAACCATTTTTTGATAGGTTGAAACCTTTTACAGATGATTTTAGAATCCATGTTCAAACTCCAGAACAGATAACTTTATCTCAAAACGGAGAATTAGTTACCACTGATACTACATATAATAGGATTTATATAGAAGCTGTTATGCCTAACTCTGAATATTATGATAATCATGACAAAGTAATAGGAATGGTTATGGGTATAGATGTTAGGAGACCAGTTGTAAAATTCTATAGTGGTGCACTTAATAGTGCTTGCACAAATCTTTGTATATTTAATCCTAGTCATTTAGCTATTCAAAGTCTTGATCCAGAAACTCCAATTGATTTTAAACCTTTAAGTGAAATTATAACTTTAGAGGATGATACTAAAAGAATATTAGAAGAATTACATAATAGTGTATTTGAAAATAATCCTCTTCAAAGAGAAGTTTTATTAGGAAAGTGGATTGATAATGCTATTTTAATGGATTGGAATAATGGATTTCAACCAGTTAAGATTAGTACTGATAATGTAATTTCTGCATATAAGAGTTTATTTATTGATGATAATTCAGAATATTATCAAGTTGGTAATACTTTTAATATGTATGATGTATATAATGCATTTACTCAACAAATAACTAATATGGTTACTAAAAGTAGAGATGTATTTAGTATACCAGAAAAAACATTATTAGTAAGTAAAATACTTGGTATAAATTCTTAAACTTATATGGATCAGGAACTTTTAAACTATTTCAAAGGTGATGAATTAGCAGCATCTACTTGGGAAAGTAAATATAAATTTAAAGATGAAAAGACTCCTTTAGATATGTATAAAAGGTTAGCTAAAGAATTTAGTAGAATTGAATCTAATCATTATAAAGACGACTTTATATATGATGAAAGTTCTATAAAGAATGCCTTTGAGAATATGTATATAATTCCTGGAGGATCTGTATTAGCTAATTGTGGAACAGGTAAACCTGTAAGTTTATCTAATTGTTTTGTAATAAAATCTCCAGAGGATAGTTATCCTTCTATAATGAAAAGTAGAGATTGTCAGGTAGAATTAATGAAGCGTCGTGGAGGAGTTGGTAAAGATTTATCTAAACTTCGTCCAAGAGGAGCTATGGTGAATAATGCTGCAGATACTTCTACTGGAGCTGCTTCTTTTATGGAAACTGATTCTGGACTTACTAATGAAGTAGCACAAGGAGGTCGTAGAGGTGCTCTAATGTTAACTATTTCAATAAATCATCCTGATGCAGAGGAGTTTATAGAAAAGAAACAAGATCCTACTAAAGTTACAGGTGCTAATATATCAGTAAAAGTTACTGATGATTTTATGGTAGCAGCTTTAAATGATGAAGTATTTTATCAAAGATTTCCTATAGATTTAGATTTAGATAGTATAAATCTTCCTACAAATAGTAAATTAAATGAACTTGTAGAAGTAGGTCACCATAAATATGTAAAGAGAGTATCTGCAAGGGATTTATGGAATAAATTAATTCATTGTGCTTGGAACACAGCAGAGCCTGGTGTTATATTTGAAGACACTATGCATGGAGATGCTCCTGATGCTAAATATCCAGAATTCAAAATGATATCTACTAATCCATGTGGAGAAATAGGAATGGGAGAAAATGATTCTTGTAGGCTTATACATATAAATCTTAGTAAGTTTGTAGAAAATCCTTTTACTGATAAAGCATATATAAATTATTCTGCTCTTAAAGATGCTGCATATATGGCAATGAAGTTGGGTGATGATTTAATTGACTTGGAATGTGAAGCAATAGACCGCATAATTAATGTATGTGATGATTCTACCGAAAAAGCTATGTGGAAAGATATTTATAATGTAGCAATAAATGGTAGAAGAGTCGGTGTAGGTATATTAGGATTAGCTGATTTGTTGGCTATGGTAAATGAAGTATATGGTACTCCGACATCTCTTGATATTATAGATGAAGTTATGAGAACTATAATGATAGGAGAAATACAAGCTACTACAGATATGGCACGTACTCGTGGAGTATTCCCAGGATATAACGAAGAAAAAGAAAATAATAGATTCTATGAACTAATCCATAGAATAGACCAAAGTTCATATTATTCGTTAATAAAGAATAAGAGGCGTAATTTATCATTTAGTACAATAGCACCTACTGGTAGTGTTGCAATGATTGCTCAAACATCTTCTGGTATTGAACCAGTATTTATGCCTTATTATAAGAGACGTAAAAAATGTGTTAGTGATACTGATAGGGTAGATTATACCGATAAAATGGGTATAAACTATAGTGAATTTATAGTAGTACACCCTGGATTAAAGGAATTTGCTAAAGTATGGGCTGTAGGATCTTTAGGTATAAGTAAAGATAAAGTAGATGACGTGTTAAATAAAGCTACTTTAGAAGATTGGGAAAACACTTTTAAAGAAAGTCCTTATTATGGAGCTACTGCTCATGAAATAAATTGGAGAGATAGAATTTTTGTACAATCTACTTGTCAAAAATATATAACCCATAG